CCAGTTTCAGAGCCTTCAGGGTTTTAGCCAATGCGTATGCAGTTTCTTTTGCACGGCCATGAGTTTTGATCGCGTCAACAGTAGCAGCCACTTTAAAGGCTTCACCAACGATCTGAGTAGTGTTGCTACGCAGGGTTGGTTCACCAATTGTGATAGTTGAGGCATCTGCCCCTTCCACTAGCGCATTCACGCCTGCTGCTCTGATAGAGTCTTCCATGAACTCAAAAGTACGAGCATGGACTTTCTCTGACTTAATCAAAGATTGGAAAGGTGTTGAGGTCGGGCTGATGTTCGCAATAGTTGCTGAAACATCTTCTGCCATACCAACAACGGTATAGGTTTGTAATGTAGCCATTTGTAAAATACCTTATATTAAAATTTAAGATTATTCCCAGTTAGACATGATTGCCGCTGCAATATCGTCGAGGTCATTACCACCAGAGGCACTGTTACGCAGTCTCTCTTGTGCCGCCTTCTGCTTGCTGACTTTTACATCAGTTTTAGAAGGTGGTGCTTTTTTTGATCTCAGCACTTTTAAAGGCGCTTTCAATTTCTTGGTTTTGGCTACCTGTTTTGTCCTGTCAAACAGCATTGCTTTATGCAGCAGTTTGATCACCGTTGGATCGGTGTATTGGTTGACAGCTTGTTCAGGTAGTCCACTTTGGATAGCGTGTTTCCGAATGTCGTTATAAAGATCATTAGACCAATCGGGTATCTCATTTTGTAGAACTTCGATACATTGCTTGGCGCTTTCACGCGTTTGCACTGCTTGTTTTTCTCTAAGTTCTCCGTAAAAAGAATCGGCTTCTTCAGTTAGAAATTTAAGATCGCTTTCTGCTGCTTTTGCTTCAGCACGTAAAGCCGCAAAGTCATCGGGGTTCATTTGCCTAGAGGCAACTAACATATCGACTTCTTCATAGGGCTTGTAACGGTCTTGGGCGCGAGTCAGCATAGCTTGTAATGACGCATCGGCTTTTTGCAGTTGTTCATCTGCCTGTTTTCTCTGAGATGCGGTTTCTTGAGACTTACGAGTGAGGGATGCTTCTTGACCATAAAGTCGCTTTAGGTCTTTCAAAGATGCCTGCTTGGTTTCACCATCGATTACTAATTCGACCACGGTATCATCCGATAGATTTACTTCTTCTACCTCCTGGTCATCCTCAGTAGCCTCTTCGGAATCCTCTTCGACAGGGTCTTCTCCAGATTCTTCTGCTTCTTCTTCGGTTTCTTCACCTTCCTCAGTGTCAGAGTCTTCTACGTCAGTCTCTTCAGTAGTTTCCTCTGTTGCCTCTAGAGCATCTTCGGATGGCTGATCTTCTTTATCAGCGTCCTCCCAATTTCCTAGTATGGCTTCTGCGGCATCATCAATAGTCAATGCTACAGGTTCTGAATTGGAAGTGTCTTGCACGTTATCGTTAGACATAGTGCTTACTCCTCTTCAATAGTTTCTTCTTGCTGTTTAGAGTCGATCTGGTCACGCACTTCAACTTGCTGCTTCAAAGTGTTGACGATATCGGCCAGTGCTTTGTAATGGCTGTATGCCACTTCACGCTTATCTACTTCGGCAGACGCTGTCCCTAAAAACTCTTGCACAGACGCATCTACCAGTACGTTAATAGTTCTGTTAAAAGCTTCTGTGTTCAATAGGACTTCTGCGTCTATTCCTAGCTGTGCTAATTGTTCTTCGGTCATACTTACTCTCCTTAAGAGTGGGTGGGTGGTGTTGTGAATGGGTTATCCATTCGGTGATGCGATAGCCGTAATCTCATCTGCATTTTCTGCAAGAACAAGTTCAGCGGAATCCACAAACTTCTTGTGGTTAAGTTGGGCTTCTTTAAGATCAACATTGTCAGATGCGATAGCAAAAGTGTTCTCTGCTTTCAGGCGATCAAGTTCCATCTTCATCTTGGCAACTTCAGAATCCATCTGAGCCTTCATCTCACCAATGGCAGTCTGACGGTCTTGTACTTCAATCTGCTTCTTCATCAGTTCTAACTGAAGTTCTTGAGCAGGATCAGGTTGCTCTGGCGGCAACTGGTCTGGGGAAGTAAGGTAGTCAGCCACATTCTTAATACCTGTCATTTCCATTACTTGCGAAATCAACTGGTATTGGTTCTGTGGGGTGTACATCTTTTGTAAACTTGGGTCTGCCTGAAAAGTCTGGTGCATACCCATGTATTTCTGGGCTTCAGCTTCCTGTTCTCCATAGCCTAGGTGTAACTGGACAGTCACATCTCGTTTGTCAGCCCAATCACTTGGGTTTATCTCAATGTACTCGCCACCGATCTCTACGATCTTCTCTTGGCTTTCATTCTCGATGACTAACTGATAGATGGCCTGATAGAGAGGCTTTAAGAATTGACTCGCAAAGTTTCTCGCTATGATCTTCTGTCTTTGTTGGGACATGGTCGCCAACTGCTCAACCATTGCAGCCGAATTCTGTTTACTTATGGCATCTTTGTTTAAGCCTTGTGAAAGAGAAGATACTCCTGTTGTCTCTTCGCGATTGTCATTAAGCATAGCAATCGTTTGGAAAATAAAGGGGTTTAAAGGTGATTGCATCATCGGTGACACAGAGTCTGGACGAGTCACATTCACGATACCGCCAACACGGTTATCAATCAGTTCTTTCGGGTTAGTTAAGCCACCCTTTAACACCATGTATCGTGGGTTAGTGGTTATTACCGCGTGGTCTAAGATAGACCGTGTTAGAACGGTACGTGCGTTCTGCGTTGCTATGATCTTCTCAGCAAAGTTAGTACCATAAAAGGCGTGAGGGATCGGGAGAGGAACAAAAGCAATAAAGGGTTTTCTTGATACTTTCTCTTTGTCGAGAAGTACATTGCCTGCTTTTATTACCTTGTAGAGTTCAGCAACTCCCGAACCCTCTACGTCTATTTCTATATAGGCTTCATACACTATGACACTACGAACTTGGTCTTGATAACCTTCGCTATCTCGCCCGAAACCACCACTGGTGGAGTCATGTCGTGTCATCATTTCTAGTGAAGTATCTAAGTCTACATCTGTGTGGTCACCTATCTTGTCAATAAGCTTTTCTGAGTACCCATCAAGGCGTAACTCTGTCATTGTCTTCTTTGTTCTGTGAGCGCAAAACAATACGCTGTCTAGACTCTTAGCCTGAGACTCTATCAAGAACTCTTCTGGGGCAATGTTCTCAATGATGACTTGGCTTGTGTCCCTGGTAATTAGTATCTCACCTGATGTCAGCCCTAGTTCATCTTCTTCATGCTCACCTAGTTCTACATCATCTTGTGCCAGTAGGACATCAAGTTCATCGGGTGTAAGGTTCTCAAAGTACTCTGAGGTAGTCTCTGACTGTGGCTGCCAAAAGACTTTGGCTACGCCTGCGCGTGAGGTTAAACCATCGTGTATAACCGCAGAATTTACGGCATATAGATCGTTCTGCCTGAACGCAACATAGTCTGTGTACGCTGTGCAGACAGCAGCCATCTTGGTGTCCTCTGCTCCCTGCGCGGCAAACTGCACAGTCTTATTGCCTGCTGAGAAAGTCTCTAGCAAAGCAGCAGACATACTCTGAACTGCATCATAGACATCTAGCGATACATACTTTGAGTTACCATCGTGGGTAGGCTTGGGTAGCGTACCGTTGTAGTAGTCCATCACTTTTGATCTTTCGGCTGAAAGTTCGCTGTCGTGGTAACCGACTGCGCGACCAACATTGTCATCCACCAAGTTCACTATCTGTGTGTCAGTTAGCTTCTTGAAGTCTTTTTTCTTAGCCATATTTTTAAACCATTTCTATATAGAATGAGTCAGTTGATTCGATGGGTATCCAAGCGCCTTCATGGACATGATTAGCAAAAGCTAGAGCCATTACACAGTCATCGAAACACCCTGCTTCTGCCTGCATTGCTCCGCTCTCAGTGACGATATAAGTCAACATCTCTCGTAAACTTACCTTGTCGTTCACTTCCAACGCCTCGTCGCGCATAGCGGCTCGTAGTTGGTCAATGATCAACGGTTTTGATTTAGATGTTGTTGTGAATCCCAATTTGGTTGTCTCACGATCTGTG